CATTGTAAACATTAGAGCGTCTTTAGTGTCACCACCCAAAACCTTAGAGGTGACTGCGTTCGCAATGAGGTCGGTAACTATATCACCACCAGTTAAGGCTCCTATGCCTTTTTTAACAAGGTCGCTTAGCTTACTCATATAAACGCTCCAAACATCATTTATACTTTTTTAACACACTATTCGCAGATTTCAAAGGGCACAGCATATCTTACGACAACCAACCATAAATCTTTTTGGTCTTCTCAATACGATCATCTAACCCATGATAACCGCCATTTACACGCCTTGTGATCTTTTTAATCACATCATGATTAACGCCCTCATCCGCAACATTAAACAAACCATTCTTCTCAAAGAAGAATATTGCGCTGTCCATTGCAAGCTCAGTTGCAATAGGTGATGGGTCATCTACCAAGCTATCACGCCCAATATGTTCGGCAAATGCACGAACGTTGTCCTTGCCCGTCAACTGAATGAAACCTTTTCCAGCGTACAACCATCCGTCATTAGAACCAATTTTATTGCCCATACGTCCGTTGTATACCTTGTTTGCCAGTTTCTGCGGGTTCATGGCATACGGTTCGGCTTCGGCCTCTGATGCGAAACGAGAAGGCCACACACGGCACATGGTAGAGGCGCGGTAGTTTAGGTTTTCTTCGCTAATCATAAAGTTGCCGCTTTCATGTGCAGCCTGACCAAGCAAGTGCGCCCCTCGCTTTGGCGACAGTTTATAATGGTCTGCAATTGCACGAGCGGTATTCGGACCAAATGCTCCATCTGCCGTTACACCACACTTGGCTTGCAGTATCTTGAGTGCTTCACCTTTAGCCATATTACTTCCTCTTAAAAAATGCTGTTGCTCCACGGATTCCGAAGGATGCACTTATTGCAATGCCCAAGCTGTAAAAGTACCAGTCTGGTGCTTTCTGGAGTTGCTCAAAGCCACGATCAACCCAACCTTCAGTGCCGGGAATAAACGCCAGTATTAATGGGATAGACAAGACAATAACGAACCATTCGTCTTTCCATGACGACTTGGACCCTTCTGCCATGATTCGCTCCCAGTCCGCTATGGAAGTTTCTTTTGAGAGCATAATCTTTGCTTTCGCTTCAGCTTCAGTTAGCTTTAACTTTGCGGAAGCAGCCTGTGCATCGGCTTTACCTTTGAGCCATCCACCTGCAAGTTCGGTTATCGGCCCTATGAGTGCTTGTAACATTTACTTTCCCCCTGTCATGTTGGAAAAACCAAAGTACGCTGCAGTTACACCTGATACTGCAACGACATATACTGCTGCTATGTCAGCAAGTAATTCAGAGGCTTGAACCAAACCCAGATATGAAGCCAAGATAATTAAAAACGGGTATCCAATCATTCCTGATAAAGCAAACCATGTCATTTTAAGTTGAGCATCACGCTTGTGGTCAGCGTCTTCCATTTTACGCCGACGATCTTCCAGCATGATATCCCGTTCATCTGGATCAATTTTTCCGTTTTCGTTTAGGTCGTAGCTTTCCTTGTTCATAACATCGCTCCGCTATCCGCTTATGGGTGGTAATTATAACCACTTTTCCGTTTTTGTACACACACCATACATTTGGCTTAATTTCTTTAAGTTCTACCACCTATCCAAATATACACCTAAGTAATAAACACACAAAACAACCACGATAGCAGCCATAGATATACCCGCAATTGTAGCTAAAAGCTCCATGCGCTCTTCACGAGCCTTTTCTGCAGCTTTTTTAGCCGCTTGACGCTGCTTTCGAGCTTCAGCTTGCCATTGCTGCCAACGGTCCCATGTGCCCGGTGGCGCATACAAGCGACAGTAGGACTCTAATTCTTGCCGCTTTTGACGTAGGTTTTCTAAGTGCTGAAACTCTTCCCAATCACCTTCAGAGCTACCCGTGATCATTGTGATCGGACTAGACTTCTTTTTATTGATTGCTTCTTTAACGTCTTCTTCTGCATTCAGAAACTTACCCACAGCCCCTATAAGACCTGCAGTCTCACGACCATTGCCGAGAGCAGTCTTAATTACAGAAAAAGCTGCGTTCGCAGCCGCAATAGACTCAAGAATAGCCATTGTTTGTGCCTCATGTTGTCGTCACCGTGACTGATCCAACCTCTCCCGTGGTGGATAAGCCCCTTACATGTGGCGCATTTGCTCTGGTTATTTTTACAATACCATCTTGCTCAAACAATGCTCCAAGTTCCAAATTATAATCATCTTGCGGTAAATCCGTTAAAACGAGCGTAGTGTTACGACCCTCTCCCGGGTTTTGCTGCTGTGCAAGATAAACAGAGAATGCACGAACAATTTCGGCAAGGTAATTCTGACTATAAAACCTTGGGGGCAAAGGGAAGTAAGGTACGTTTAGTCTACGAGACATTACCTTCTCCCGTCTGGTCTAATATCGACCCTCGGAGAGCCTAATCTCCAACCGACACCTGTGTTGTCAGAGTCCACTCTGAAGGCAAAAGATCGCCCTCTTACTCGAACGTTTAACTGATTTGTAAATTGCTCAACTGGCGTTGTAGATGAACGTTCTACAGCACCTGTATTTGTCTGCAAATATGCACCGCCGGGGTAGTTTCTAGCTTTTACTGTAAAGTCTACAGATGGGCTACCTTCCGAATCCCTAAAAGTTATGTCTGGAAGGATACGCCTAATAAATGCAAATTGATCACCTTCACCAATATCTATTTGGCTAGATTCAATATAGCTAGTAATAGCGGCAGAAGGTGACTGACTTCCATCATCAAAGCCTGTTTCGTGGCTGTAAATAAACCCTGCTGATGCAGCCTGTGGACTAAAGGTTATACCACGGTCCATCCACGCTGTTCGTGAAAGAACACCGTAATACCAAAGATTCTGTTGATAGTTGTAGACAACATAACGATTGTTTTCGGTACTATCCGCTGATGGATAAAACCACCAAACCTCACCAAAAGCGGAATTTACTCCAGCGTAAACTTTCTCATATTGTTCAGTATTGAAATCACTGAAGATATAGTCTCTAACAGAACATGGAACACGCTGAACAGAACCAGAGTAAGAGTAGAACTCATTCAGTCCCATCCAGAAAACAGAGTCATCAACTGATACTGCTGCACTTGGTCCTGCAATTGTAATATTTTCAGATATTAAGTTAATACCAAATGTAAAAGGTGGGCCAAGATACTGCATAGAATGCAGAGACTTATCTGTGAAGACAAGAATCTGCTGTCTTGTTTCTTCTGCAGTTACAATTTTAGAACCAGTACCAATTCTTAGTTCACCAGCCGTGTTTGATGGAAGTGTTTGCCATTCAAGAGGGTCTTCTTGATCACTAAATCTAATAAGCAAAGGGTCTTGAGTTCCTATGCTTGTTTCTCCATCACATCCAAAGGCTATAACATGTCGGTCTCTGTCAGAAACCATGATCTTTTTTGCAACTGTAGGCGTTGTATTGTCGGTACTTAAACTAGATAGGGTGACAGCACGACCATAATCATCAGCAGGGTCCACAGGAACGTTAGCACTTTTGTCCCAATAATAAATGTTACCATCTCTTACATTGAATATAAGGTCTTCACCAAAGTTATCTTGCTCATAAGCTCTTAGAAACTCTTCAACACTGGCTGTAATGCTTGAAGCTGAACCCCAAGAGCCACGGCCCCAAGAGCCTGCACCCCAACCTGTACCTGTGATAGCAACGTCCAATCCTGTGTTGATTTGATATGTCCCAACAACAGACGATCCACCATTTCCTGTATCGAATGAATTAGCATTTATTTCATTGGGAGTGTAAACGCCATTAACTGAAATGTTTTCGAGACTTTCCACTTCACGCGCAAGTATTTTATAAGAGTTGTCTCCAATTATTTCAGTAATTTGATATTCTTGATTAAGAACATTAGCTGTAATTGCGCCACCAAGGCTGACCGCACCACTAAACGTGACAAAATCATTAACAGCCGCACCATGTGCGGTGTGAGCAACTGTTATCTCCGAACTACCGTCTATAGGGAAAAACGTTACATCTCCAGCCGCTGAAGTTAACCTAATAGGCGTAACATCATGAAGACCGCCGCCAAGGTCTAGATAATACTTTAAGTGCGTCCCGTAGGCCAAGTAGTTTGACCCATCCAACGCAGTAAACGAATGCAAAGACCGCGCAGAGCCTAAGAAGCTAAATGTGTTACGCTTGACCCATCCACCGATTTTTTCAGGCATACCAAAACGAAAACGTATCTTGTCGCCGTCATACCAACCGCCCTCATTGGTATAAGAGGTTGTTTCTCTATTTATACCGGGCTTAAACTGAAGCTTTTGTAGCGGCATTTATTACCTCACGGTGCTGTAGGCCAAGTAACGCTGTTGGGGAATCCTGCTTGTTGTGGTATATTTAAGAGTGCTGTCCGATAGTCACGCCACTCTTGTTGCTCGGACTCAGACAACTCTTCCCATCTCAAGGGATTTGACACCATTGGGTCTACAACATGCAAAAGCAAATCATCACGTTCTGCTCTAACGCCTGCTGCTTTCTCTGCATCTAATTCTTCTTGGGTTGGCGGCACATATGCTGCAGCATCGCCGTTGCCTTCAATCAAGTCGAACAGTTGTTGCGTATCTATTAAACTTGCAGCATCGTTTGGATCACATGTAAACGGAACCCACCCCATGTCAGGATGATTGATCTCAACGTTGATCCAACCATTCTGGATGTACGCAGCATTTCTGTATTCAGTAATTATTGTTTTCATATCAAAGTATCCGAAGCCATAAAGTTGCAACACCACTCGCAGAATAACCTGTCGCTACAAAGTCTTCTGCGTACCCCATACACCGCCATGTTCCTGAGTGGGTATAATCGTAGAACCATTGCGCCGTACATGGAGCGTAACGTCTGTTACCTGTACCCAAATAAACACTAGCTGTGTTTGTAATTCCTGCCGCGTTCAAACCACTGCCTGCCGCTGTTTGACCCGGATATACGTCTGTTCCAGACCCAATAACATCATAAGCAAAGATGTAAGTACCGATACCATAATTAGTCGTAGCAACTTGAGAAGTGCTATTGCCGCCTGTTAAGTTAACATAAGCATCTCTTACAGAGTTACTAAAGTCATCCCCAACAGTCGTGCTACGGGTATTTGTGATCGTAATAGAACCAGACGCGTTAGTGATTGATATATTAGTTCCCGCTGTCAAAGTTGCTTGGGTGTACGTTACCCCGTTACCAATCAGCAACTGCCCATTAGTAGGAGCCGTAGCAAGTCCCGTTCCGCCGTTACCGACATTCAAGGCTCCCCCGCCCCAGACGCTATTACCAACGGTGTCTAGGGTGGCTACCGCTCCAAGGCCAAGGGAGGTACGAGCCGTACTTCCAGATTCCCCTATCCAATTCGTCCCATCTGAAACAATGAAAATACCATCGCTGTGTGCTATGTTCGAAATATCGGTGAGACTGGCATCATATTCTTGAACGTCTGTGTTGATGGTTAACCCCAAAGATGCTCTTGCTGTAGCTCCGCTTTCTGCCACCCAATTAGTGCCATCACCAACTATGATGTTGCCGTTCGTAACCGCAAGACCCGCAATATCGGTTAAACCTGCATCATAAGCTTGGACATCTGTGCCAATTGCAACACCTAACGTGGTACGTTGGTCGGTTGCGCTTGCGTCATCCAATATTGCACGACCCGCGCTCGTCAATGTAGCTACCGCATAAGTATCAGACGCAGTAGTGTAAATCATTCTATTGGCTTCAGTTGTCAAACCAGCAATAGACTGTAGTCCAGCATCGTATGCTTGAACATCTGTTCCAATAGTTCCAACAGCAGCGTCACCCAAACCTAAGTTGGTTCGTGAAGTGCCAGCATCGTCCACATCAGAAAGGTTGTTTGAACCCTGCAAGTAACCTGCAAGGCTTGTTTGACCAAGTATTTCAACAACCGCAGCGGATGCACCTGCACCGTTACAGTACAAGATCACCTTTTCTCCTGCAGGTACGTTTACATTTCCGCCGCTACCCTGTGTGAAGGTTACTATCTGAGATGTTGTATTATTTACAAAATAAAGCTTCTGAGCATCATTTGGCACAACAGTAACAGTACGTGTTGCGGTAAGTGTCCCTGTCAAAACCAGTACTTTATACTGACCATCAGATAAAGTTCCATCAGTCGTTGTGAGGTTAGTGTCACTGTCAGGCAATGAAATAGTACCAACACCACTTACGATACGGTCAACAATATCGAAGTTTGTATTTGTAGATGAACCCCATGTACCAGATTCATCCCCTGTAGAGATTTTTTTAATCCCACTGTTACTTGTATAGGTAGCCATTCAATTTACCTTTACGCTGCTATCTCTTCCCAATTAGTGGAAGGATTTGGTTCTTCTTCAGTATAGCTTGTTTCTGGATTTGGTTCAATCTCAGTATATTCTTGATTTGCATCAGTGATTACAGGGTTAAATGTTGCAGGAGAATATGGGTCTATTGGATTATAGCTAGTTCCCGGCTCTGGAACCAGACGGCCCCAGACAGTTACAGGATCAACAAATCCAATCGCCTCTAAACCTTCTAAAGTAACATTAGATGTACCTGATATCGTTAGCTCACCAAGCTCACCAGTAGCTGCAAGTCCGCTAACAACAACTGTTATTCCTGTACCGCCAAATACAGATACATCACCAATATCTCCATCACCCTGAACACTACCCGTTGTAAGAGTAGAGCCACCACTGATGACAGATTCACCAATATCTCCAACGCCTTCAACGCCTTCGACATGGTATATAGATGTAAAGGTGAGATCGTCACCAATCTCACCAATACCTTCAACGCCTGTAACGCTAAATACTGCGGCACCCGTAGGAGTAACTTCACCAACCTCGCCAACGCCTTCAACGCCAGTCGGTGTGAAGTTGGCTGTGCCGACAATCCCAACTTCACCTATCTCACCTATGGCAGAAGCCGCGTTGGTGACACTGGCAACCGCACTTGCGGCTACCGTTACATCATCAACTGCCCCTACTCCTTCTACTCCCGTAACGGAAAACGCAACGTGAATGACGTTATCGTCACTAAAGCTGGTTTGCGAAAAGGAAGTAAAACCGAACATGGGTTACTCTTATTTATCTACAGGGGCGGGTTCCTCTAATGACTTCTTTAACATATCTACGAATGCCTGACGACCTACTTGTAGCTGATCCATATTAAACTGCGCTGAAGCAATCTTTTGTTGCAGTGATTTAATATGATTAATGATCGCATTTTGCTCGTCAGTCAGTTCGTCCTCTGTATATTCTTTGTCATCTATGGTAATAGTAGCCTTTTTTTCTTCAGCCATTTTTCCAACTCCTGTTTTAGGTTTCATCAAGTATTGGCGGTCGCACAGCTTTTAACTCTTCAATAGTCGTGGCTGCGTTTATGCCGGGGTGAGCGGGAGCTTCCCGCAAGCGAGCTTTTTTACTCGCTATCTCTGCTTGAGCGTTAGTGTCTCCTGACTCTATTGCTCTTAAATAATCTATATCTAGCTTTTGAAACTTTTCAGCACGTTCAACTCTTATAAACTGCCGTTTCAAGCCTTTAGCTATGTCCATATCATGTCTAATCACTTGGAGCTACTCCGTATAAAAGATCATTTAACTCTCTTTCTATCACATCATCAGGTTTTGGAGAACCATCTTCATATTTTCTAGGAACTATATACCCTGCATCAGCATCGTTTCCATGTTCCGCTCCAAATCCGTCTGATAAGTATTCATCATCGCAAGTCCAAGCATTACGATAGTCATCGTCGTCGTCTAAATCTAATTCAGATGCTAGAACTATTTTATAAGGGTGCCCTGTAGGTACATCTTTTTGAGCGATCTGTTCTACATTTAAGTTACAGTTGTTGGCAGGAGTGATGATAGCCAAAACCCCTTCCACCGATTTATATAGTATCCTGTAATCACTATTTGCCATGTCGCTTCCTTATGTCTTAAACGCCAACAACGAGCAGTTAGTTTGGTTATATCTAGTGCCGCTACTATTTACGCTCTGTATATCTATGTAACCCGCAGCCCTTTGATAAACCATATCAATCGTGTTTTGACCTGAGATGTAAAACTGGAACATTATAGCCGCTGCGCGGTAATCTGAAAAGTTGTTTTGAAAGTCTGTCGTCCAGTTTACACGAAGAATCCCTGTGCCTTGATCTGATACGCTAGATACGCCTGTCTCCCACTGGCTGATACTAGCATTCGTGCTAAATCGAACGGCACCTACCACATCGCACTCATCTACGTCCTGTGTGCCGCCTGAAGTAGAAATAAGAGTATGATAACCGGGATTTCTAAGAAGCCCATAAAAGTAGCTATTGTAATAAACGTTGGTTGTGTAAACACTTACTCTCGTTTGATTGCTTGTATGATGGTAATTGTATCTCTGAAGCATACGATAGCTATAAGTGTTGCCTGTATACGGAGTTTGCGCTGACGAGATATTACAGGCATCCCAAGATGTGGTGCGATAACCTTGAGTTGTACTGTCAAAATTAAAGATATAATGGCCTGTTGATGAAGCGGTTACACTTGATACGCCGTGCGATCCATATATCGTTGTTCCATTTGCGGCACAGGTAGCAACGGGGTTTTCTGCCATACTACCACCTAATCATAATGCGCCCATGAAATCATGGACATATGGTTAATGGACCAATCTCGGCCACCCCGATAGGCGTTATATCTATGCTTACATCTAGTCGATCCAGTGTTTTGTTCGTAATTGTATTTATAGAAAAACAAAACAGACGTACCTTGACCATAACCAGATTGACGGTTGTCTGTGCCTTGATGAAGACAAGGATTTGCACCTGTACTTAAAGTGGTACTGTAATTCCATCTGTAATCAGCCGTACCCACATAGCTTAAAGAACTTACGCCTGTGGACTTACCAGACTGCAAACTACTTTTCCAAAGGCCAATGGCGTGGAGCTTTCCCTTGCGCTGTTTGCCGTAGAAGTCTGACATAGCGATTGCACCAGATGCAGGGATATCATCCACTGCGTCATAGTACTCACTTAAACTAATAGGGTTTGTGCCCAGCAGTTCTGTTTGAACGTTGTTAAAGGTTATGGCTCCTGAAGACTGTAGCGTCATGCTTTGTCCTCCTTGAGTTGGCGCACTTCTTCTTTTAACTCTTTGATCGCCTCAATCAGTAGCGGCACGAGCTTTTCGTACTGTACCGTCTTATACTCAGGATCGACGGGCGCAGGCTTGATAACCTCTGGAAGGACCGCTTCGACCTCTTGCGCTGATACACCAACCTGACGGGCATCATTCTCGAACCCTAGCTCCTTGGCCTTGTCGTTCTCATGGTAGTAGTAGCCGTTGAGTTGACTGACCTTGTCCAACGCACCTTCGATCTTACCGTCAAAGTCTTTGAGGCGTTCATCTGAGAAGTACGCTGTGATGTCGCTTGTGGCGGTCAGTGCACCCGAGACTGCAACCCCGCCACTGGTTGTTTCGAATTTATAAGAACCGTTATAGTACAAATATGTCGCAGCATTTTGAGCGAAGTAAATACCCCATTCATTG